AGAATCTAATAAACATATCATCTTGTGTACCAGTGTCACCTATAGTTGTTTCTGTTCCAAAGAATACTAAGTGTCTATCTGGTGTAGATACTAACATATGTCTTGATGCAGTTGGTGCACCAGTTATAATTACAGCTCTTGTATCTGTCGCGTTTGATACGCTAGAATCCCAAGAAAAGACCGCACTGTCATGTATCAAACAAATTGCTTTATCACCAAAATTATCTAATGACCACATACCTGGTTCTAATACTAAGTCTCCAGATGCTGCTTCACCCCAACCAATAAAAGTTGTTGTACTAGTAATTGTAGCTCCACCACTATGAGCTGCTTTTGTAGTTCCACCTACCTCTCTAGTAACACCTGTAAGTTCTCCTGTAGCTGCAATACCTGTGTAAGATATTTCTTCACTATCTATTTGTAAAAAGTTTGTTCCTGCAGTTGGAAACTGTGATGGGTCTACTAATATAATACCTGTTGTTGCAGTGTCTGTAATACCGTTTTGTAGTGTAGTTGTTGGATTACCTGCAATTTGTCCACCCCAAGATCCTAACGACCAACCAAAACCTTTTGCTTGTACAGCTGGTCCTACAGGATAATAATGTTGTACTCTAATACCGCCTGATGTTGTGGCACCAGATCCTGATTCATTTGATGGCATAGTGATAGTTAGTGTTGTGCTTGTAGGCACAGATGTAACCATAAATTTTTTATCGTTAAAATCTGCAGCTGCAAAGTTCGAATTAGTGATTGCAGAAAAACTATCTAATAATATTATGTCTTGTGCTGATATATTGTGTGCACCACTAAAAGTTATAGTAACTGTCGGTGATCCATTAGTCGTGGTAAATGCACTTGTAAGTGTTGTTGTAGATTTAATAGGGTGTATGTCATAATATACACCACCAGAAAAAGCATATAAAATTCTGTTTGTACCAATGATTGCGTATTTTCTAGCTAAACTATTTACAAAATGATGTAGTCCTCGACCTGCACCTGTAAGATTACTATCTCCTAGTTGTTTCCAACCACCTATTTTTTCAGGTATACCATAACGAAACCTAACATTATCACAGTCTGTCCACTGCCCCTCTGCTTGAGTTTCTGTTATTTGTTTGTTTATACCTGGCTGAAAACCTATCTTTTGTAGCATAATAA